TGTTTTTTGCATTAGCTTTTCTGCTTTAGAAAAAAACAATTCAGCATCTCTTTCCATATTTGCCATTCCTTCAGAACTCCAGTCAATGTGACCATCTTCGAATTCTTCATCATCAGCTAGTTCTTCAGCCGCGCCAATGTATGCAGTAACAAAGTTATCTCTATCTCTGAATGAATCATCTTCATTTAGATCAAAGTCTGCCATTAGTGCTTCATAAATGTCATCTTCGTTTACTGAATACTCAAGTGGGTTATCACCTGCACTTGGCTTTAGTGTTTTCTTTTGACGTGAAATAGAATTAGCCGTTTTCTTTGAGAAGTCATCTAAGTCAAGCTCATCATTTGCTGGTGTTGCTTTATATTCTGTATCCATTTCTTCTTCAACTGCTTCGTCACAACCACATGGTGTTTCGCCGCATCCACATCCGCAATCATCTGCTACTGGAGCAGGAGCTACTTGTGGCATACCTTGACCTGCAAGAGCAAGCATACGAACTAGTTCTTCTGGATACTCTGTACTTGTGTTAGTTGTAGTAATCGCTTTACCGTTGTCTTCTGTTGTTGTTAGATTGAAATGCTTTTTCATTCTTCATCTCCTGAAATAACTGAGTCGCTTGCTTCGTCATCTGATGACATGATGTCTGATGCTTTATCACGTTTTGCTTTTACTGATAATTCATTCTCTACTTCTACTTTGTCGTGATCTTCACGCTTTGAAAGTGACTTTAAGAAGTTGTCTACAAAAGTACGACCATAATGTTTGCCGTTGTCTGACTCATCGCCATATTCTGGAGTGTCAAGTAGTGCTTTCTTATCGCCGTCTTCTTCAACTTCTTCAGTTGGTTCCCAACCTTCTGGGTGTACTGCGATATGCATAATATTCATTTCAAGTAAGTCAGATAGTTGCTGGCGTAGAATGTCTGCTGACATTGGGTATCCAGTAGTAATGTCTACTTTAGAAACTTTTGTGTTCTCTACATCATCAAAGAACATTGGGTTCTTTGTAATTGGTGTTGTTGAAACGCTAGAGATAGTTCTTAGGTCATACTTGCCTAAGAAACGCTCAATACGATTAACATCATTATCTTCTAGTTCTGATGCAAAACGTAGAGTCATCTTGTGTTCATTAACTGATTCTGTTAAATATTCTTTAAAACTTTTCATTGGTGTCTCCAATATATGTGCTATTCTTATTTATCAGAATTGTCAATTTTATTCTGTGCCCGGTCTAGACGCTTCAATAATTCGTTACGATCCAGAACTACCGAGCCTTCAGATTCAATTTCATCATCAATTTTAGACTTTTTATCTTCTTTATCTTGTGCTAAATCAAGTTTTGCTTTTTGTAATTGTAGATTTAGCATTTTTAGCTTTCTATCTACTTTACTATCTTTTGCTTCCATTGCAGTCTTTAGCATTTGATTTGCCGTTTCCATTAGCTTTGCACCAGCATGTACTTCTACATTCATCCCCAATGAAATCAATTCTTCGAATGTACTGATAGCTTTCTGATGAATATCGTCCATGTCTTTGTCATGCTCATTTAGACCTTGAACCATTGGAAGTGATGCATCAATCTTTTCAGTTGTGCTAATCTCGGTTGATAAGATTTCAGTTAAGTCTCTACTTTCTTCAATAGTAGGAGCTTCTTCGACTTTTTCTTCTTCTTCGATTGGATTGATATTAAATGTTTCTTCTAGCTTCTTCGTCATTTCTTCTTCCTCGGCGTTTTTGGCTTAGGCTTTTTAGTGTTCTGATAAATGTCGCCTTCATTGATAACTCTAAATCGCATGCCACGTTTATTTGCCCATTTTGTTGCTGCTTCCCACTTCGCATAGTTCACTACTACTTGTTGTGCTTCTCCGCGTTTTCGTGCAAGATCGGGTCTACTCTGTGCTGCAGGTTTAATCTCTATTAATTCTGCATGTTTCTTGCCGCTACTATCTAAGTATGTCATAATAAAGTCTGGAACATAAGATGTTAACTTGCCGGTTAGTGGGTGCTTGTATGTAATTCTTACTGGTTCACTTGCCCATGCTAAGACATTAGGGTTGTTATCACAAAACTGCATGAAGGTTAATTCCCAGCTACTCCTAAATGTAGGAGCACCTGCCCCTGCATATTTGTCAGGGTTCATTACTTTATATTTACCTTGGTGATATTTACTCATTTAATAATAGCTCTTGCGATGTATTTATTAGGTTCAGATCCGGACGTTGTGCCAGTTTTATAACCAAATCGCAATGCGCTATTAATTAAGAATGAACCTAAATCGTTCAATTTGAATTCGTTTGATAGTTGATCTATCAAGTATGCTGGCGTAACGTTATATTGTTTCGCCACACGTATTATTTCACCTGCATGTTTCTTTGCACGTGATTCTGTGAAACCTTTTTTAACTAACTGAGCTACAATAATATCAATGTTCATTGTTAAAAATCCGGATACTTATTTTTGTTTATTTCATTTACACGTCTTTGTTGTGCCGCTTTTTTTCTACGTTCCTGGTCTGTAGCACCTAAAGTTCTAGGATCTGTATTGAGAAGTCGATTATCTTCTTCTATTCGTGCATCACGTCTTGCTTTACCAGTATTATAATCTTTTAATTCCTGTCCAGACACTTCATTGCCCATTGCAATTCTAACTTCAGTTGCGGCAACTTGGTTTTCAGTCATTGACTGCCCAGGAATATATTTCTCGCCGCCTATTGTTACATAATTTTCGCTTTGTGTTTGTGTTGCTGGTTGCGCAGGCCTAACATCAGGATCTTGTGTGCCAATAGACCTAGGCAGTGTATACTGGTCTGCTCCTTGCTGTTTAGTGTCATTTACACCCGCCAGTGGATCAGTAGCTAGTGAGTTTGCCTGTTGTTCAGAGCTAATACCCAAATTCATCCAGTTTGGAATTGCTGCTTCAGTTTCCATAGCACCAAATACTACATTCTCTGGTTGTAGTGTTATGTCAATAACTCTGGCTTCGCTAACTGCGTAATCACTATTAGAAAATGTAATAGATGTAATTACTGGATTAACAAGAACAATGCGTTGTGCATGACCACCGTTCTTCTGATCGCCGAACCAGTGATAGATTGTAACAGATGAAAAACTTCTGAATGCATAATCTGCGTCTACTATTTTTCTACCAGAATTTGTAGTAGAATTTAATTCATTTGCAAGTCCGGTATCAACATTCATGTCTTGATTTTTAAAGTAGCGTTTATATAGTTCCTGTGCGAAACTCATTGTAGAGCCGTCTACTTTATCATATAGAGATACACTCACTTCTGGAAATTCAACACGTGTTGGTACATAAATGCGTCTACCGTACTTATCGATTGGTTGTGTTTGTGTTTGAATAGTAATCGGAGATACAGATTTAGCATACGCAGAATATTCTTCTGCATTTTTTCCATCTGTTGTCTTAAATTCTAAGAACCATTGATTGGTTAGCTTTGGAGCAGACGAAATTGCAGATCCTGGTTCCCCACCAAATCCGAATTTCTGTCTAGCTCCGCTGCTATCTCTGATTATATCAGCCATTATTTAAACCTTAGGTTACTATTATTCGCCTAGAGAACCACTGCCGATGCCGCCTGTGAACTGGTTAGCTACTGGCATAATGTTGTCATCTGTGAATACTGCGTTATCATACTGTAGAGTAAGCGAAATAGTTACTGGATCTGAAACTGAGTAATCTGACTGTGAATAATCTGTATTTGTTAGGAAGCAGCCTTCTAACTGCCACTGTTCGATTGGTGCACCTGAGTTACCATCTAGTGTTTCAATTAGCATACCGAACTTATAATTTGAACCTGATGCTGGACCAGTTTGTTCTTTGTGGTTTAGCTGTGTCTGTAGTTGACGACCAACTAGCTTTGTTAGATTGTTTGCTACATCATCGCGTAGTGTAACTGTTACTGGTTCCCATGTGTGCTTGCCCATCATGTACATACGTGAGTTGTATGAATCTACTGGGATTGACTCGTGTGAAACTTTTGGACGTGTTACATTCATTACCTGACGTGTAAACTCTTGTGGTGCTGGGTTTGTTGAACCACCGAAACCTGTTACTACAACACGAAAACGATAGTTTAGTTTTGGTTGTAGGATACCTGTGCCTGTACCTGTTGAATCTAGTGGTACACCGAATTTGTTTAGTGTTGACATTCTCTTATCTCCTGAAAATAGTTATAAACTATAGTGTTATACAAGTATTTATCTAATATGTACTAAATTAAAGTTGTAGTTAATAAAAAACCCCGCATAAAGCGGGGTTTCTTGTTTGTTTATTAAAGAACTATATTATAGTGTTTCGCCTGTGTTACGAATACGTAGTGGAATATAGATGAATTCAACTGATTTCGCTGGCTGAATTGCAACATCTACCCATAGTTCGTTTCTATCGATACGTGCTGGTGTGTTATTTGTTTCGTCACATACTACTAGGAAGTCGTATAGACCGCGATTAATAACAAGACCTGAACAGAAACGTTCTACTGCATCACGCATGTTATCACGTGTGATTTTATCATTCTGTTCGAATAAGAAACCACGTGATAGTTGATCAAGATTGAAACGCATGTAGTTAATTAGACGTGCTACGTTAACACGGTCTGTTGCTGATGCATATGCCTGAAGTGTTTTCTGACCATATACTACTAGACCTGTACCTGGCATGTCTGCAATTGGGTTCATTCTGTTCATGTATAGAACGTCACGTTGACCTTCTGTTAGACGTACACGTGAGAATTCATTTTCATCTGTTACATAACCAACTTGTGAAGCATTTGATACAACACCGCGTGTTAGACCTGCTGGCGCAAACCATGGGAATGACACTTGGTCTGAGAAAGCAAATGTGCGTAGTGCAACTGCTGATGCTGGGATTACAACATCGTTACCTGATAAGTCTGTTGATAGACCATGTGGGTAATAAACACCTGCGTATGCATCTGCTGGAAGATTTGAATCTGCCCATGCTTTCATTGATGTCGAGTCTGACTTCAGTGTTAGTGGAGCATCACCAATTACGAATGCGATTTCTTTTTTATCTTTGTTAAGAGCAATCATTTCGTCCATTAGCTCTGGGTAACCAGGTGCTGCAATTAGATTGAAATATGTTGCTTCTGAACGAATGCCATCGTTGCCTGCTACTGCTGCTTGCATTGCTTCTACAACCATACCACGTGTTGCTTCTGAGCCAAAACGACCTGAACCATCTAGGTTTAGACCTGATGCCCATACCCACTCGCCATTTTCCCAACGCTTAACGTTGTATGTTGAGTAGTCCATGTTTACTAACATGATGTTTTCTGGGTGTAGTTCTGCGTTTGGAGCATCTGCGTGTGATGTACGTGCATTTACTGCGCCGTTTGCATCGAATGGTGCTTCGTTTGAGTAGTGACCGAATACAAGACCGTTCGTTGATGATTGGTCTGAATTGTCTAGTTTAACCCACTCTGAACCGTTCCAACGATATACTGTTGGGTATGGCATTGCATCGCCATCTACCCAGATATCACCAGCTACTAGTGCTGATGTACCGTCTTTACGCTTTGTTGGCATACCTGAACGTAGTTGCAGTTCTGCTTGGCTTAGACCGTTTGAGTCTTCTGACCATGCGTATGCTGTCCATGCCATTTCTGAACCATTGAATTCGTTGCGCAGAATTTCAATTTTTAGGTCTGCATCGAACCATAGTGTACCTTCAGCGATATCGCCTTTTGGTTGTTCTGCTGATGCTTCGTATGATAGGTCTTCCCATACTGATGCAGTATTTTCTGCTTCTGTGAAACCTAGATCAGTTTGACCTGATGTGAATGATAGTGATAGCCACTTGCCATCAGTTTTAGTGAAACGTACACGGTTGTTACCGATTTTTTCAACACGCACATTCGCATTGTTCAGTGTTGTGTCTGATTGCATTGTTGAGATTACGTTATCAAGCGTTGCGCCTGAGAATGAGAAACCTGAACCTGCTAGATTGAAAACTGTTGTGATTGATGAAGTGTCTGCAATTGCATCACTTGTTAGTACGTTTTCAGTTGCGCCACTGTGACGGCGTAGTTGAATGATACCTAGTGATGAATCGTGATGTGTATATACATCACCTTCTGTAATTAAGTCTGCTAATGCTAGATCATCTGAACCATATGCTGGTGCTTCAACTGCTTGGAATAGACCTGATGCTGCATTGTATGCCGCTACTGCTAGGTCAAGACCGCCGCCCTGTTGAGTTAGACGAACATATGTGTCGCCTGATGCGCCTGTTGGTGCAAATTTAGCAAATGAGAAGTTAGGTGAACCAATGTCACCTAGTAGAACCCAGTTAACGCCCACTTTTGACCAATATGTGATACGTGCTGTTGATGTTACAACTGCAAAGTCACCTGTTGAACCAAATGTGTTTGATGGTGATGCATAACCTGATGCATTAATGCTTTCTACATTACCTTTGCCTGGTTCATCATTTAAAATTGCTGGGTTTGCTGCTACCCAATCTGTGCCATCATGTTTGAATAGACCAAATACTGATGAGTCTGTATCATGCCAATATGTGCCGCCTGTTAGCAAACCTGCTGGTTCATTTGATGATGCTTCTAATTGTGATAGATCCATGTCTGCACGAATAACATAAGCGTTGTTAGATACGCCTAGATATTGATATGCTGCTAAAAGACCATATTCACTTGTTTCTGATCCTTGCACAACTGAACCACCTACTTCATAAAACTTTGGTTCACCAAAAGTTTCAACTAGTTCTCGCTGTGAAGAAACAAGATACGCAACGCCAGCGTTAGCTGGGATTGTTCCGGCTGCGATTGCTGAGCCTGATGCGTCTGTTTTGTTTGCCGCTGTTGCTACTACAACTAACGGTAGGGTACCTTGGGTTGCTGCCGCGTACTGTGACTCGTCAACTACCATTACTGATACGCCTGGGGATACTAATGTCGCCATCCTTGTTCTCCTTGTTTGAATATACGAATTGCTAGTAGTATTTATGAAAAAACGAGGATAATAGCTGTTTTTGAATTAACTACATAGATAATGTTTGTAATACTTAGCTATGGGAAATATAATTGATTAATTTACGAGTATTAAAAGCTAACTCAGATAGCCCACTATTATTATCAATAGTGAAGTCTGCCATCCACTGTTCTAAGCTCATACTGCTTTTATCTTCAGGAGGCAAGTGATCACTTCTATCTACCCAGATGCAATAATCAAATACGCCTGTATTTTTCATTGCAAAGAATTCACGCTTGTTGCGTAATCCACAATAGATATCATATTCTTTAAACATTTCACGACCTAATGTAGCCGCATCATTGAGATTATAGTTACAGATTGCATCATACCATTCTGAACGATGAGAATGTCTATCTGCATAGCACTCTTCTTCATTAGAATAGTTGTATTTTACTTTAAGCATATCATAGATAAAAAGTTTACTACAAAACTGACTACTACTTTCAAAGGTATAGCCATATTCGTCACGCAATATTTCGCAAACAGTATCCTTACCATGTCGTCCATGGCCAATTACTAGTAGTTTATGTTTTGTCATTTATAAAAGCCTTAGTACAACGTTATATAGGATAATAGTTACTATTGATCCGAGTAACATACTGTACCAGAAACCAACGTAACTTATCATTACCCCAAATATAACAAAAAATACTAAGGATGTCAAGACAAAATACACAGTTTCAAAAGAAAATTTAGAAAATGTTTCAACATCAATGCCCGCATACCACATGAATATCATTGCTAAGAAGGCGGTAAAAGGTATACCCATGAGCAATGAAGCCAGTGTCGCATTACGTTGTGCAACTGTGCTGACTGTAGCTACAAGTATACCTGATATTACTGCTTTTAATAAGAATTCCATATTCTTATTTATTGTGTTAGAGTCCTAAGATACCAAATAGATTGAACCAGCCCATCCATGTTCCCATGATGATCGGTAGTCCTACCATTGTAAATGCGATAATAAAGAACGCAAGTCCCGCGCCCTTATTGTGATATGGTTCGTTTGGGTTACTCATAGTTCAGCCAACAATTCTTTTAGTTTCTTCTTTGACTTGCCTTTTACTTTGGCTTTTGAGATATCGTTATCTCCGTCGCCCACAACTACAATAGCAATCATACCCATTGATTTGTGTGGTGAACACTGATACAAATAAACACCTGGCTCGTCAAATGTAATAGCTACTTCTTTGTTTAGTTTTGATTTCTTTGGTGCTTCCCAACCATCTGGCCCTGCAATAAATTCTACGTTATGACCTTTTGATGTTGGTACCCAAGTAATAGTATCGCCTGCTTCGATACGTGTAATGTCTTCACTGTATACCATTTTAGCGCCATCGTCACGCTTGTTTAACATTTCTACAGTAGTGTCTGCTGCAAAAGCTGATGTTGATAGTAGACCAATAAAGGCTACTGCTGATAGTAATTTATTCATATTCGTTTCCTCTTGTGTATTATATTATAGATATAGTGTGATTTTGTTTGAAGTCAAGTAATTAAATTAAAAATCTGATTCAATACCGTTGTTAGTATATGTCTTACCGTTAAATCCGGCATCCATCTTTTCAACGTCTGTCATATTTTCTGAATTGATACGAACTCTTGGATTAAATTCTGGTTCGGGATTAGTCGCTTGCTTCTTGAACAAGAATGTTAGCCATGTCATGATTGACTTCACTGTGACCTCTTTCATCTTCTCTAACTGCTATAACTACATCACGTAGTCTAGCATCTGATTTCAAATTGTAGTAGTCGATTGCTGTTTGCGGCGCTGATATATTTTCAACTGCACCAGTGTCGATTTGTTCTAAGTATTGTGTGTAACTTACTACTGCCTGTTCTTCGAAATAACCTACCATACGGTGAGCAACTTTTGGGAAGAATACATAAAGAACAAAATAGAAATGCCAGAATACAAACTGCGCAAATAATATAAGCATACGCTCAAACCAATTTGGCTTTGCAATTTCAATGAATATCATTAGATGCATACGTTCGTTTTCTGCTTCTTCCAATAATGTTTTGATCCAACCTCTGTCGTCTGCTTGCATCTTACGCAAACTGCGCAAGTGGCTCCACATGCCAGCCACCATACCAGGAACTCCTGCTACAGTTTCTAAAACTACAGCCCTATGTCCGTAACGCTTGGCGAAGAACGTGTCTGCAAACCAGCGCAAGAATAATGTGATGCCGAGTGCTACTCGGTCACCGAATGTTTGAGGGATATAATGTTTCATACTAGTACTTATCTGAATATAGCACAGAAAACATGAAATATCAATGCGATAAATTGTAGCAGTTAGCCGATTACAAATCCTAATGGCGCTGAACCATCTTGATAATTCGTCAATTCAAATTCTAATTTTTCAATTAGTGCATCTGCTTCCGCTTTCATTTCAGCACCGTTAAGTGTCACGCCGCCTTGGGCGCCCGGCAACGATGAAAACTTACCACGTGCTTCACCTAGCATACGCTTACAATATGCAAGTGCATAATCACGAATCCAAGACTTGATATAAGGGTCAATCATAAGTTGGTCTTCGTTACGTTCTAAGTGTACATGTACAAGAACAGTTGTATCGGCTCTCATTCTGCGTAGAAGTTTTAGTTTCTTTGTTACTGGATTCCAAATGTATTGAATATCTGTTGCCGCAACACGGTTAATTGTTTCTCTGTATTGAGCAAAAAAATCGTATGTTGAAGCGCCGCCGATATGATTATTTGTCATAAAATAAGAGTTAGCATATGCTAATTCAAATGGATCCATATCATTGCCACCAGAAATACCATTACCAAATGAACGATTCCAAATCTGTTTCACTTCAATGATTTCTTCAGGTAGTGAGTATTCTGAAACGTCTTCTTTTAGTTCAAGCGCATAGAAGTCTTCTTCTACTGAATTTTCTGAGCGTTGTCTAATTTTAGATACAGCTACATCAAGTGCCACATCATAGTGTTCAGGATCAAGTTCGATGTCAATCATACCATCGCCAAGCAATAGTCTAATTTCTTTAATCACATCATTTCTAATTTTATTACGGTTCTTAGGCATTGATAAATCTCCAATATACAGTATTTATCAAATATACCAGATATGGAAAACCCATACTATTATTAATAGTATGGGCTTAACGTTAATTTAAAAGTTTTTACTTAAAACCACGTGATGTTGGTAGGTCAACTACCATATGTTTTTTCATATTATCATAATATGTATCTGTTGATCCATTCGTAGTATCTAGTAATTCAGTAGTAAGTGCCGCATATGATGTAGTAGATGTTTTTTCCATTACATATTCAACATTGTGGTTTGCAATAGCCCAATCTCTGAATTCTTGAATTACAGAACGATATGTATCATAATTGCGCTCGTTAGCAAATTCCAGTGTAATAGCTTGTACATCACCAACCTGATTATGAGCTGAGATTTCTAAAAATACAGTTTCTTTTGCAATTTTAGATTTTTTAGAATTTGTTTCTGCAATGTGTTGGTCTAGAAGGTCGCGCTGTGCGCCGATTGAAGTTTCAGCCGCAAAGTTTGGAACTTTAATTTCCATATAGTAAAATACTCTATTTGAATGTGACATTATTTTGTGTCTCCCGGGAATAATGAGTTAAGGTAGACCGTCGCCTACATAGTATTTATCAAAAAACACGCAATATCAAAGTTTGATCATTAAAACGTCCATTCATTTTTGTCTCTACACTGTTGACACTTTCAAACTCTTTTTGCAAAGCACGTTTACTAACTTTCTTAAACTTAGATACTTGTTCTGCTGGTTTGCGCATTGTCTTTTGTACACTCTTACTTTCATCAAACCCAATCAGAGTTGTTCCTTTAAATGAAAGACTACTATGAGCATCTGGATAGTAGATACCAAGTTTACGTGTCTTGATATTATAAGTCATAATCGCTGATGCATCTAAACAATCGATTGGCTTGATAGATACACTTGTAGTTGCTTGGTCCTGCTTTGCATATTTAACATTAGCAACTATCTTATCTTTACTCTGTGGTTTCTTTTTGCGAGGAGTACGATTAACTTTACTCTCTAACATAATCATATCACATGCATCTAAGATACTTCTGTACAAGTCATGCACTGCTTTAATCTGTGGTTTCTTTAG